CGTGTACAAAATCAAGGAGTAAAACATGGAGATGGTACTGTCTACACTGTAAGAATGAACTCAGATGATCCACAAGCATTTATGCCTGTTAAATATTTGAAACCAGGACAACAATGGGGTAAACTTTTCTCTCAATATGAGGAAGCTGCTGAGCAATCAGGTTCAACTGTATTCAGTTTGCCAATTGCTTTCAGAAACAGAATGTCTAAGTACAGAAAAGAATACAGAATTACTGACTATGCTTCTACTGAAGTATTGGCTGTAGCTATTCCTGATTCTAAAGGTGCTTATCACAATTCATGGATGCGTTATGCTGAAGTTGAATATTGGCAACAATGGTACAGAGAAGTAGAACGTGGATATTGGTATTCAAGATCTGCAGACACTGTATTAGGAGCTAATGGTAGACCAGTAAGAATGGGTCCTGGAATCCAAGAGCAATTGGAAGATTCTCATCAACACAGATATTCTCACTTAACTGCTAAGTTAATTGAAGAGTACTTGCAAGATATTTTCTACTCTAGAGTTAAACCTGGAGCAGGAAGACAAGTTAAAGGTTTCACAGGAGAGTATGGTATGTTACAATTCCACAGAGCTATCCAAGATTGGCAAAACAAATCAGGTTTCATTAAAAATGTTGAAGTATATACTAATAAAGTAGCTAGTTCAATACACACTAATGCACTTGAAGCAGGTTACCAATTTGTGAAATATAACATGGCAAATGGTGCATCTCTTGAGTTAATTCACAATCCTCTTTATGATGATAGAGAGATTAACTTTGAAATTGATGAAGTTACAGGTTTCCCAATTGAGTCTCAAAGAATTACATTCTTAGATTTCTCAGGAGAAGCTAAAAACTCTAACATTAAAATCATGAACAAGAAAGATGGTTTTGCCTTTACTTATGTTGAAGGTATGTATGGTCCTTATGGCCCTAAAAATGGTGGTTCTTCTGCACACTCTGGTTCTTACTATGAAATGCATGTTGAAAAATCATGTGGTATCCATATCCATGACATTACTAAATGTGGTGAATTAATCTTATCTCGTAACTAAGATGAAAGCGGCTAAAGCTGGTTTGTGCAAACCTAAATCAGGTGGTACTGGGAAACCAAAACCAATGTCAAGACCAAGAAAATAATATTGTATTATCTACTAATAAGCTCCTGTAACAGGGAGCTTTTGGTGGTAAAGGGAAAAAGGATTTCCTTAAGTTCATTATAAATATTGAAAATTATGAGTTCAGTAAAAGTTGAAATCAGACCTATTGAGTCAAAAAGATGGCACAACAAAACAGGTCAAGAGTCTTTCACAAGACCTAAAAAAATTCAAGCTTTAGTAGATGCTACTACAATGAGGTATGCTACAGGGCTATCAGAAGCTGACATTAAAGAGTTAGCTAAAAAGGGAATAAACTATGATTTATCTCCACATTATAATTCAGAAGCTCCTCATCCATTTTGGGATTCAGGAATGGCAATTATAAAACTAGAAAACAATACCATGTTCTTTGACAATGCTAATCCTCTAGAGTTTATTAAAGTTAAAATAATGAAAGCTAGTAAGTATGTTGCCAATTCAATGGCAGAATATGATCTAGGTATGTGGCCAGAAGCTACTCATGTTATTTTTGATGAAGCAGAACAAGCCTCAGTATTAGCAAGTAAAGTAGAACAAAAAAATACAGCTATCATTGAAGCTTCTAAATTATCATTAGATAGGAAAGTACAATTAATACTTGTATTAGGTGGTAAGAATATGAAGAATCAGTCAGCAGATTTTGTAGCTGTAGAACTTGATAAAATTATTGTTAAAGATGCAGGAGAGTTTTTAAGATTTTTGAATATGGATAAAAAACAAACAGCATCACATGCTCTTGTTTTAGAAGCACTTCAGAAGTCAGTATTAAGAAGAGAAGGACAAAGAATATTCCACATGGATTCTCCACTAGGAATTGATGAAATAGAAGTTGCTGAATATCTTTCAAAAGAAGAAAACCAGGATATTAAACTTTTAATATTATCTAAAATTAATAACTAAGAGTTATGACAACTAAGGAAATGCACTATGACTTCAAACAGAAGTTTAATAAAATAGACAGTCAAAAAAATAAAGGACTATTAGTCCCTGAAATTGATTGGCTTCTTAATGAAGCTATTGAACTGTTTATTAAAAGAGTTGCACAACCTAAAGTTAATAATGGTCTTGGTTTTGAAACAACACAAAGAATAGTTGAAGATATTAAAACTCTTGTTGTTGGAGGAACTTGGATTACAGTAACAAATAATGTTATTACTTTACCTACTAACTATTTATACTTTGTAAGAGGAAGATTAAAGTTATCAAAAGGAGTCTGTAAAGATAAAGAAGCAGTCCTTTATTTAAGAGAACATAATGATTTGTTTGAAGAAAGTCAATTTTATAATAGTTCTTTTGAATGGAGAGAAATTAATGGAGTTTATGAATTACAAGGTATCCAATGTTATACAGATGGTACTTTTACAATAAATGAAGCAAAGTTGTCTTATATACGCAAACCAGCCTATGTTCACAATGCTCAAGATTTTGGAACATTAGGATATGCTCATCCCTCAGGTGTTACCTTAACAGGTACTGTGAATTGTGATCTCCCAGACCACACCCATAGGGAAATTGTTGATATAGCAGTAATGCTTGCTGCAAGTGAAGTGCAAACTTCAGACTTACAGACTAAAATCGGTAAGTTAGGTTTTAATCAAATTGTTTAATTAAAAAAAAATAGAAATTATGAGTAATCGTAACAATGACGTTTTTAAAGTGTTACCAGTAACTAACTGTACACTTTTAGCTCCTGGAACAGGAGTATCTGTAGATGATTTAGCTGTAGGTCAATTAGGTGCATTTGATGCAGCTACAAACTTAGCTGTAAATGCTTTTACAAGCCCAATGCCTAAAGAAGTTTTCTTTGCTTTAGCTTACACAACTTCTGCAGGAACAACTGACTACAGAACTTCTGCAGGTCAGCTTATTCAAAGACAAGGTGTAGTAGGTTATACTGAAAAACTTTGTTCAACAGGAGCTCCTATGACAGTAACTGTAGGAAGTTACAAAGCACAGTGTGATACTGAGTATGGTGTTAGAATTGAATTTCGTAATTCAAAAATTAGTAGAATACAAGGTTATAACCAATTCAGTAAAGCTTATATGGTTACAACTCCTTGTTGTGATGATTGTGCTGAAGGATGTGGTTCTTTAGATGCTAACATATTAACTCAACAATTCGTTGCTACTATTAATAATGATGAGTCTCAGTTAGTTATAGCTCAGCCTGTTGCAAGACAAGCTTTGACTATTGCTACTCATGGAACTTCTCAAAATTATTCTATTGGTCAAGTTATGCTTGCTGCTGATGTTGAGAGATTAATTGTATTTAATACAACTGCTTTAGAAGCTGCTAAAGTTTATGCTGACTTTCAATTAGTTAGTCAACCACTTTCTATTGGTTCTTTTTGCCAAGTAAACTTACAATACTACAAATTATTGGAAACAGTTCTTATTGTTTCTTTGATTGAAGGTTTTGGATGTTCAGGTGCAACTACTATCAATGAATACCCTGTGTATGCAGAAGGTACTGGTAACAATATTTTACAAAAAGAATACCATGCTTCAGGATGGTCAGGTTCAGGGCCTTACAAATTGTCACAAGTAACAGGTACAGCTTATGGTAACATTGTGTACTTGTCTGATAAGAATACTAATTATGACCAAATTATTTTGGAATATAATCAGACTTCTGAATCAGGATGGAAAGAGTATAGTAATACTTTAAGTACAGTTTTTGCATACCCATGTGATGATTGTACCTTAAGTACTTCTATTACAAACTTCTTGACTGCTTTTATTAATAATAAGCCTTTGACTGTTTAATCAGAAAAAGGATTAAAATAAAGCTATTTAATAAAACATCTCTATTTTTATAGAGATGTTTTTTTATTTTGTATATTTGACACTTAAAACACTTTCTCATGGCTTTGAATTACACATACTTAAAATACAAAGACACTTACACACTTAAAAATAATGGGACAGTAGACCTTACTTACCATATAAGTACTGTAACTTGTGAAGCAACTACTGAAATAAAAACAGGATTAATTATACCTAATCAAACAGTAACTTTAAGTTTTGCAACAGATAATGTTTATTCTGTTTATTTAGAATCTTCTACAGAAACAGGAATTCCTTTTATTATTAAGTATTATAATAATTTGCTGACCTCTTTTATTTCTATGGTAGAACAAATTACATGTGGATGT